CGCGCGGACGAGCATGGCCTGGTGGTCAGCGTCGTCCCAGCGGGCGATATCGCCGTCGACGATGTCGCAGAGCTCTATGCCGATGGAGCCGGGGTTGGGCGGTGCATGCCAGCACCAGGTGGCCTCGTCGCAGCACGCGATGGTCTCGGCGGGATCGACGACGTAGTGGGCGAGGCCCCCGGCGCCCGGGGATTGGAAGTAGCTGGCGGTGGCGCGCGCTCCGCCTCGGACGGTCGGGCTGACGGTGCCGTGGATCACGACCCGGGTGACAGCGCCGTTCGGGCCGCCCATATGGCCGGGGTAGCCGAGGATGGTGGCGTCGGCGAGCGGTGAGATGACCATCAGATCGTGTGGGTGCCTTCCACACCCCGACGTTCCCGACCTCGAGTGCGCTCGGCGAGAACCTCGGCGGCGACCTTGAGATGGCCGAGCGCGACGGCGTTCTCGATGCAGTCGAACTCGGACCGCTGGTAGAACTCGATGCGGCCGATGGCGGCTTCGATGATGTCCTCGACGAACGCCCCGTTCGGCTCGCGGCGGACACCGTCAACGGCGAGCGGGCCGTTCTGCCAGTCGATCCGGAACCCGCGGCCGTGGGTCTCACCGCCCGCTGGGCGCCCCTGGTCGTCGGACAGGTTGTTGTGGTGGACTTCGCTGCGCATCAGCACTCCTCCCAGGAGCCATTGCGGATGAACCCGTGGCTCGGACACTGGCGGCAACCGAGCGACGGGCTGATGGTCAGCGGTTCGGCGCTGACGAGCTCGTGGTTCGCCGCGCCCAACCGACCCTCGTTGGCGACCGCCTCCGGCACGTTGCGGAAGTGGACGTAGCCGCCGCACCACGCTCCGTTCGGAGCCTTGTGGTGGTCCATGATCCCGATGAACACCGAACCGTCAGGAGGCGCCTGATCGGCCGGGTAGTAGATGCAGCGGTCGTCGGGCGTGATGTAGGCGCGGAAGATGAAGTGCTCGTGGCCGATCGGCTCGCCGGCGCGCATGTGGGCGTCCCATTCCTCGTCGGTCACTGGTTCACCTCGCCGGTCGGCGCGTCCATGAGCTGCACCGGGGTGCACGGGCCGGTGCAGTGGGCGTCGTGCGCCTTGTCGTCGTGGACTGTCTGGCCGTCCCACCACCAGCCGAGGTAGCGGCCGCCGTCCTGGCGGACCCGGACTTCCATTGGGTCGACGCCGGTCTCGATGTTGCGGTTGGGGTCGCGGCCGGGCCCGTGGAACGGGGCGAACGGGTGCTCGGTGACGGTGACCATCTCGCCCGTCTCGTTGGGCCGCTCGTAGACGAAGGCCAGCGCCTCGCCTGTCTCGTGGTGGTGGCAGTCCATGCGGCGGTCCCAGATCCAGCGCTGCCACGCCGCCCGGTCGAACGTGGCCGCCGGGACGGGGAACAGGAACGAGGTCGGCCGTAGCCGGTCGAGGTGGTAGGCGTTGCGGGAGTTGAGCGTGATGATGAGCCGGGGCCCCGAAGCCAGGCCCTCGTCCCACACGTCGTCGACCAGGGCGAAGGTGTCGCCCTCCCAGCAGCGGGCACGCTGGACGAGATCCTCGAGCTCGGTCGGCCATGGCGCGACCTGGACCATCTTGCGGTCGTCGGTCATCCGTGTGCCTCGGCGAACGCGACGACAGCGGCCTGCAGCTCGGCGAGCGTCGTCGCCGCGCCCGCGGCCGTGGCCAGGGCGGCGTAGATGGACGGGGTCGGCGCCGGCGGCGGAGGAGGCGCTGGCGGGTCGGGGATGGTGACCTCGACCGGCAGCGCCGTGTCCGCTGCCAGGAGGGTGTTGTCGGCGAGCTCGGCGACGCCGATCAGGGCCGGCGGGATCCCCTCGGCGTACTGATCCGCGGTCGCGACCGGTGGGTGGGCGGTGACGAAGTCGGTGACGTAGGTCGGGTTCGGCTGCCACGTGTCGGTGCCGTCGGACGTCTCGACCGGGATGATGTACACGGCGGTGGGCATCGTCAGACCCCCAAGAGTTGAAGGAGGCGCCCGGTAGCTCCGGAGGCGCCGACCAGACCGGTGCCGGACTTGGCGCCGCCCGGGCCGCCAGCCACGGTGAGCGTGACGGGGACCACGAGGTTGTTGGTCACCAGGAACAGCACGCCTCCACCGCCACCGCCACCACCGCCGGTGTTGCCGCTCGCCCCGTTCCCACCGGGGCCGCCGGCACAGGTGATCGTGCCGGTCCCGGTGATCTGCCGGGCGTAGATGCCCATGACACCCCCGCCGCCTCCGCCGCCCCCGCCGGCGTTCGTTCCGTCGCCGCCGCCGGCCGACCCGCCGACACCGCCTTGGATCTGCCCCCACGTGGTTGGGTTGGAGATGAGGCTCTGGACGTTGTGGACGAGGCCGCTGATGAGCGTGAGGAGGTCCGCCGGAGCTGGGCCGCCTTGGATCGCGGAGAGACCAGATGGAACGGCAGCCGCTCCCCCAGCGTTCGTGCCGGCCCCACCGGCTCCTCCGGCGCCGCCCAGGGTGTTCGTGCCGGTCGCCGGGGTGCCGCCCGCTCCGCTCGTCGCCGTGGTGCCGTCCCCGCCGATGCCGAGCATCCCGAGACCGGCGGTCAGGAAGTCGGCGTTCCCGGCGGTGCTGAGGCCGCCGGTTGCTCCCGCGGCAGCGTTCCCGGCGATGCTGATGGTGCCGTTGAGGATCAGCTGGGTGCGGCAGAACAGCCGGAACCCGTTGGTCTTGAGGGTGATGCCGAGGGGGACGGTCAGCGTGTCGTAGTACATGTCCCGGGTCAGGGTGGTGTTGACCGCGAGGGTGACCGCACCGTCTGAGCCGTTGCCGTATGGCAGGAAGCCCTGGCCGAGCCCGACGAGAGCGGAGCCGGTGTCGTACAGGAACGCGCCGGTGTCCGACGCCCGCAGGATCCGGCCGACGAGTGACGCCGCGAGGCTTGACAGCACCCCGGTGCCGAAGATCGCGCAGAGCGCCTCGAGCTGCGCGAAGTCGGCGTCCATGCCGACCCTGGTGATCGCCGGGTCGGTGTCGGCTGACCACTGCTTGATCCCCAGGCGGGGTGTGGTCGTCACCGGCATGGGAGGCTCCTCACGGGTAGCGGTTCTCGACCGCGGTCCAGGTGGTGTCGGCCTGCTCGGCCGTCCAGGTCGGATAGTCGGCTTGCCACTGCGCCCAGGTGCGCGCCCCGTACTCGACGTCGAAGGTGCACCCGGCCGGTGCGAGCGGCGCGATCGCTGCGAGCAGACCCGAGAGCGACGCCACGTCAGCGGGCCGGACGCCGACGAAGATCGTCCACCGGCTGGTGTAGCTCCCGATGATCAGGATGGGAGCGGTCAACGAGCCGATGAAGGCGCGGATCGCTGCGATCAGCCCTTTCGTTGACCCGTTCTCGAATCCGCCGCCGGCCTCGATCTGGGTGCGCAACGAGGCGACGGTCTGCCCGGTCGGGTTGAGCCCCACGATCTGCGCGAGCCACGGGATCCACATGTCGTCCGCGGTGACGGGGTCGACGAGATCGGAGGTGGAGTGCAGCCCGGAGCTGGGGCCGCCGTCGGGCGGTGCGATGAACAGGAACCGCTCGAAGAGGGTCTGGATCTCGCCGGCGACGTCACCCGGGCCGCTCAGCCACCTGTACAGCGGCGTGGTCGGGTTGCTCGAGTCGTTGATGGCGGCGTCGAGCGCCCGGTAGAACGCGGGCAGCGACTGGTAGACGCGCTGCGTGAACGCGGACGGCGCCCAGGCCCCGGGGATGACCTGGTCTTCGGGCGGAACGGTCCCGTAGTCCCCGTCGGGTGTGAGGACGCTCATCAGTTGATCACCGTGACGGTGACGGTCCCCGCGGCGGCGAGGGGCGCACCGCCGGACAGTGCGACGTCGCCGGTAGGCGTCACGAACGAGGAGACGTCGTCGACGCCGGCCACCCGGTCGATGACGGCGGTGAGCTCGGCGAGCGGCATCGTCGCGCCCCACATCCAGGTGTCAGTGGAGAGGTAGGCGTCGATGGCGGCGTCGACCGCTGCCTGCACGTCGGTGGCGAGGCTGGTCAGGTACCGCTTGACGTTCACATTGACGTTGATCGTGGTGATGGTCGGGTCGACGACGGTGACGGTGAGCGCGGGGTCGGCGGAGGCTTGGAGTGCGGCTTGGAGTGCGGTCTTGTTGCCCGAGGAGATCGGGACGCCGCCCTGGCCGTAGACGGCCACGGTGAGGTTCCCGGGCACCGTGCCGGGGGTTGCGCCTGAGCCGTCCCAGTTGTTGATGGCGAGGGCCCGGAAGATGCCTGGGGTCTCAGCGGCGGCCGCTTGGAACTGGGAGGGCAGCACGAGCGCGGCGGTGAGGCGTTGCAGGGTGATCTGGGCTCGTTGGAGGTAGGCGCTGCCGTCCTCTGGGGGTCGGCCGCCGGCGGGCGCTGATGCGAGCACTGCCCCGTCGAGGTACGGCAGGCGGGTGATGATCTGCATGGTCACCGGGGGTGCGAGGCCGTTGGCGGCGTCGGTGCTGGTGGTGGCCAGGAGGCTCGCTGTTCCGGTGGTGGACCCTGGCGCGATGACGAGGTTGGCGGTCAGCGCGAAGTCGAGCGTCGGGACGGTCGGGCTGCCGACGGGGAGTCGGAGCACGGTGCCGGCCGGGATCGTGTAGCCGAGGGTGTCCTGCACGGTCAGCGTCGCTGTGGCGGTCGGCGGAGCGCCGAAGTCCTGGGGGATCTGGAACCCGGCCTTGAGCAGCGCTTGGAGCGTTCCGGTGACGAGCCGGTTGATGGCGTACACCTGCTCGGCGACGACGTAGGCCATCGCGTAGAGCAGCGCGACCTCGGTGTTCCCGGTCCTCGGGATCCATTCGGGCAGGTAGACCTGGAGGTATTGCAGGGCCCGCTGGACGAGCTCGTGGGGGTCGCGGTCGTAGACCGTGAGGTTCACGAAGGGCGTGAGGTCCGGCGATGTCGTCACGTGAAGTCGACGGTGACCTGCTGGGTCAGCTCGTCGGGATAGGTCACCTTGATGTCGTCGATCTGCACGGGCGGCCCGTAGAGCGCGACGCCGTTGGTGATGGCGCCCGGGTCGACGCCGACGAAGACGGGGTTGGGGATCCCGAAGCCGGGGGCGTCGCGGCGTTCCCCGATGCGTGTGGCGATGAGCACGCCGATCTGCTCGGCGTCGGCCTCGTCGCTGTCCTGGTCGACGGTGGCGGCAGCGCCGTTGGGTGTCAGCCGGAAGGGGACGCTGAGGATTTGCTGGCCCACCGGGTCATTGTCCGACGGCTGGTCGCGCGTTTAGGTCTAACCGGGGAGCCTTCCGAGGACGACCGGATGGTCCCGTGAGCCGCGGATGAACGCGCAGATGACCCGGTCCCCGATCGCCAGCTGGTTCGCTGCGGGTCGTGCCAGATGGGTGTGTGTCGGGGAGCCACCGACCTCGGTGGTGATGGCCGGGGTGCCGGGGAATTCGACGACCTCGGCTTGGCGGGGGTCGCCGCCGATGTCGCTGATCGCGACGAACACCACCTGCGCGGACACGACCTTGGTGACGGTGCCGATCGAGACACCCGGCATGAACGGGCCGGCTCGTCGCGCTCCCGCCGGATACGGGTCGGGTCCCTCGCGCATCAGAACGGCCCGGCCTGGCCGCCGAGATTGAACCCTGGGTAGAGCAGCCCAGGGACGAGCGCGGC